AAGGGCTAATGTACCTATCAACTTTACACAAGAGCAAATACAGGAGTATTTGAAGTGTAAAGCAGATCCAGTATATTTTGCAAAGAAATATATTCAAATTGTTTCTCTTGATGAGGGTCTAGTTAATTTTAATCTATATCCATTTCAAGAAAAGTTAATCAATAACTTTCATCACGAAAGATTTAATATTTGTAAGATGCCTCGACAGACTGGTAAGTCTACGACTGTGGTATCTTATTTGTTGCATTATGCTGTGTTTAATGATAATGTAAATATAGCAATACTTGCAAACAAAGCATCAACTGCTCGTGACCTTTTAGGTAGATTACAACTTGCATATGAAAACTTACCTAAATGGATGCAACAAGGTGTTCTTGTTTGGAACAAAGGTTCTCTGGAGTTAGAAAATGGATCCAAAATTCTCGCTGCGTCTACATCTGCATCTGCTGTCCGAGGTGGATCCTATAATGTCATCTTTCTTGACGAGTTCGCTTTTATCCCGAATCACATTGCTGACCAATTCTTTGCATCTGTTTATCCTACTATCTCTTCTGGTCAACGAACAAAAGTCATAGTCGTATCCACACCACATGGTATGAATCATTTCTACCGAATGTGGCATGATGCTGAAAGAGAGAAGAATGAATATGTGCCAACTGAGGTTCACTGGTCTGAAGTGCCAGGCAGAGATTCATATTGGAAAGAACAAACAATTGCAAACACATCAGAACAACAGTTTAAGATTGAGTTTGAATGTGAATTCTTAGGTTCTGTTAATACTCTAATTGCTGCAACTAAACTTAGAAATCTTGTATATGAAGAACCTATAACAAGAAATGCAGGACTTGACATTTATAGAGAACCAGAGAAAGATCATAGTTATTTGATGACAGTTGATGTAGCAAGAGGACTGGGTAATGATTATTCTGCTTTTCTTGTTTTTGATATAACTGAGTTTCCATATAAGGTAGTTGGAAAGTATAGGAATAATGAAATTAAACCTATGCTATTTCCTAATATTATACATGATGTAGCAAAAGGATATAATGAAGCATTTCTATTAATAGAAGTAAATGATATAGGAGATCAAGTAGCAAGTATTCTTCAATTTGATTTGGAATATGAGAATCTTTTAATGGCTTCTATGAGAGGAAGAAATGGACAGATAGTTGGACAAGGATTTTCTGGTAAGAAATCTCAGTTGGGTGTAAGAACAACAGCAGCAGTTAAGAAGTTAGGTTGTTCTAACTTGAAGACTATGCTTGAAGATGATAAAATACTCTTGTGGGATTATGATATTATTTCAGAATTGACAACATTTGCACAGAAACATAATTCATTTGAAGCAGAGGAAGGATGTAATGATGATTTAGCAATGTGTCTTGTATTATTTGCATGGGTATGTGCCCAAGATTATTTTAAAGAAATGACAGATAATGATATTCGTAAAAGACTTTATGATGAAAGAAAGAATGAGATAGAACAAGATATGGCACCATTTGGATTTATTGCAGATGGTTTTGAAGATTTAGATAGTTTTGTAGATACTGAAGGTGATAGATGGCATACTGATGAATATGGTGATCGTTCTTATATGTGGGATTATAGATGATTGTAGTTAGCTGGGAAAATCTTAGAATATTTACTATAATGGTACTATTTGCTACGTGGATTTATTTACTTATCGATTATTTGGGAAATGGAACTGACTGAAGAAAACGTAATAAAAGTTCTTGAAGAACTTATACCCTACATTGAAGCAGATGGAGGGTGGTTAGAGTTTGTAGAAATAGAACATGAAACTAATTTTGTTAAAGTAAGATTAGGTGGTGCATGTTCTACATGTGCAATGAGTGCTATTACTTTAAAACAAGGAATAGAAAGTAAATTGATGCATGAGATACCTGATTGTTATGGAGTAATACAAGTATTATAATGGAATTCGATGATCAATTCAAACTTGGGCATTTATTGCTCAATGATAGAAAGTGTCGAGTATGTGGAGAAGAGAAAAATTTAGTTGAAGGTTTTTATAGAACACGTAAAAATAGTGCTACAGCATCATCATATTCATATGAATGTAAGGTATGTACGATTAAAAGAATAGTAGAGAATAGAAAGAAAAGAGCACCCTTTGTAGACTGGCAATATCCTGATTGGTAATGTTCATGCATTGTTTCCCCAGTCAAATAACCCAAAACAATAAATAATTTCAGATAATCTGAGACTCGGAGAGTAATAAGATGCCCATCAATTTAGCATCTCCTGGAATTGTAGTAAAGGAAGTAGATCTAACCATAGGTAGAGTTGATTCTGCAACTGATAAGACTGCTGCGGTTGTAGGGGGTTTTGAGAAAGGACCAGTAAATCTGCCTATCATAATAGAGAATGAACAGGATTTAATAGACACTTTTGGTGAACCAAGACCCGTTGACGGTCAGTATGAAACTTGGTTAGCTACATCATCATACTTATCGTATGGTGGAGTAATGAGTGTTGTAAGAGCAGAAAATGATAACCTTAGAAATGCAGGTGTAGATGCAAGTGGAGATGCGCTATCATCAACTGTAATTAATAGTGTAGATGATTATACCAATAAGGGTTATGATGAGAATATCATTTCTGGTGTAGCAGTTGTTGCGAAAAATCCAGGTGGATGGGCAAATGGTTTAAAGGTTGCCATAATTGATAATAAAGTAGACCAAACAATTACTGTAGGAAGCACAACAGGAACTAGTTCTTTTGTAGAAGTTGTAGCTGATGTAAGTGGAACAATAACAGGTTCTGCAAGTACTATAGGAGTTACTACAACATCAGTTGTAGTAGGGCAAGAAGTTAGATGTGATGTTGCAGGTGTAGTTGCTACTGGAGCAACAGTTACTAATATTGGTGCTGGTGTGGTTACTATATCGGTTGCATCTTTATCATCTGTAGATGTAACAACAACATTTGATTTTGGTACAACAACATTTACTGCAAATCCACCTGTGGTTGGATCTGGTATTACTCAAGCATTTTCAAAAGAAGTTCAGGGTATAGGAACATATGCAACTGAAACTGGATATCTAAAAGGTATTATTACTGAGATAGGTACTGGTACTATAGGCGTTAAAGTACTTTCATTTGTTAATAATTCAGGTATTGAAACTTCGGTAACATACAATTCAGTTTATGAATTTTCTGGATCTGGTGAAGTTGCAATTCACACTGCTGGACAATCCACTGGATTGGGAACAGTTGCTGTTACATCTGCAGTAGATTGGTTTGATAGACAACAAATTCAATTAACTAATGGAGATAACATAAACTGGAATACTATTTCAGAACGTCCAGGAACTTCTTCTTATGCTGATGCAAGAAATTCACTAAACGATGAAGTTCATGTTATAGTTATAGATGATGCTGGAACTATTACTGGTAATTCAGGAAGTATTCTAGAAAAGAATTTAAATCTTTCTAAGGCAAAAGATGCTGAGTTTTCTACTGCATCTGCTTCTTATTGGAGAAAGTTCTTAGCAAGCAATTCAGAATTTATCTTTGGTGGTAGTTCACCACATGATCCTGATAGCACACATGCTGGAGTAACAACTACTGCATATGCTATTTCTGATGGTGCTGCACCTTCTGGTTCAGGTTTTGATAAGTTAACTGATATTGATTGGGATCAAAACGCTGAAGGAATTAAGTTTGGTGGAGTTGGTGCTAGAACCTATACCTTAAATGGTGGTAAGAACTACAATGGACAAACTGGAATTACTACAGCAGGTGCATTAAAACCAACACTTGCAAATCTAATTAGTGGATACAAACTTTATGAGAATACTGAACAGTATGATATTGATTTCCTTTTGATGGGAAGTGCAAACTACTCTGAAGTAGAAGCTGCATCACTTGCTAATCAATTAATTGCTGTAGCAGATCTTAGAAAAGATGCAATTGCTTTCATATCTCCTTATAAGGAATCATTCTTAAAGGATGCAGGAAGTACAAGTGCAGAAGTTCGTGGTTCAGATACTATAACAGATAATGTTATAAGTTATGCTAATAGACTTACATCATCAACATATGGAGTATTCGATAGTGGATACAAGTATATGTTTGATAGATTTGCAAATACATTCAGATATGTTCCATTAAATGGTGACATCGCTGGAATGTGTGCTAGAAACGATATTAATAATTTCCCATGGTTCTCACCAGCAGGTACTGCAAGAGGTGCAGTATTAAATGCTGTGAAGTTGGGATATAACCCATCACAATTACAGAGAGATAAACTTTATTCAAATAGAGTTAATCCAGTTATCTTCTTACCAGGAGCAGGAATTGTTCTTTACGGTGATAAGACTGGATTTGGTAAATCATCTGCATTTGATAGAATCAATGTTCGTAGATTGTTTATCTATCTTGAAGATGCAATCTCTGCTGCTGCTAAAGATCAACTCTTCGAATTCAACGATGAAATTACAAGGACTAACTTTGTAAATATTGTTGAACCATTCCTAAGAGATGTTCAAGCAAAGAGAGGTATCTTTGACTTTAGAGTTGTTTGTGATGAGACAAATAACACTGCTGCTATTATAGATAACAATGAATTTGTAGCAGATATCTTTATTAAACCTGCAAGATCAATTAACTTCATCGGTCTTACATTTGTTGCTACCAGAACTGGCATTTCATTTGAAGAAGTTATCGGTACTGTCAACTAGAGGAATAAACAATTATGGCAACCCAATTTAATAAACCACCATTAAGAACAATTAGTGGTTTTAAAAGTAAATTAGCAGGTGGTGGAACCAGACCGAATTTATTTGAAGTTGAAATGGCTTTCCCAAGTCCGATAGCAATTGAAAATGATGTTAAAGAAAAGTCAAGGTTCTTAGTTAAAGCAGCTGCTTTACCTGCATCAAACATAACACCAATTGATGTTAATTTTAGAGGTAGGATTCTTAAGATAGCAGGTGATAGAACATTCGATACATGGACTATTACTGTTCTTAATGATGTTGACTTCTCAATTCGTTCTGCATTTGAAAAGTGGATGAATTTCATCAACAAAATGTCTGATGCTACAGGTGCTCAAGATCCTGCAGAGTATCAACCAGATGCATATGTTCATCAATTAGATCGTGATGGTTCTACACTTAGAACTTATAAATTCCACGATGTATTCCCAACTAATATTAGTCAAATAGATCTCTCATATGAGACTGTTGATGCTATTGAAGAATTTACTGTAGAAATGCAGGTTCAGTGGTGGGAAGCACTTAAAGGTGTTGGTGCCAATGCAGGTGGAGAAGACATCAACTAAAATAAGCTAAATAGTGCTATAATAGAAAAGTAAGGCAAAATTATACAATGGCAAAACTTTTTGGATTCTCTATTGACGACAGCCAAAATAAGGCTCCCTCTGTGGTATCCCCCGTTCCTCCTTCAAACGAGGACGGGGTTGATTATTATATTCAATCTGGATTTTATGGACAATATGTAGATATTGAAGGTGTATTTAAGACAGAATATGATTTAATAAGAAGATATAGAGAAATGGCACTTCATCCAGAAGCAGATGGTGCAATTGAAGATGTCGTTAATGAAGCAATCGTAAGTGATTTATATGATTCTCCAGTAGAAATAGAATTGTCTAATGTAAATGCTAGTGATAAAGTAAAAGATACTATTAGAAAAGAATTCAAAAGAATTAAAGAAATGTTGGACTTTGATAAAAAGTCCCATGAAATGTTTAGAAATTGGTATGTAGATGGTAGATTATATTATCTAAAAGTTATTGATACTAAAAAACCTGAGGAAGGAATTCAAGAGATCAGATATATTGATCCTATGAAGATGAAATTTGTTCGTCAAGAAAAAAAGGATAAGAATAGAGCAATGGGTGGAGTAGATCTCCAAAATGTATTTAAAGGTAATGCTAGAGATATATACCCAGAAATTGAAGAATATTATATTTACACTCCAAAACCAAATTATCCAACAGGAATGTTAGGTGGTGGTTCTAATTCCAAGGGTTCAGTTAAAATTGCAAAGGATTCAATTACATATGTAACCTCTGGTTTATTTGATAGAAATAAGGGTACTTGTTTATCTTATTTACATAAAGCAATTAAGGCACTTAATCAACTTAGAATGATTGAGGATAGTCTTGTTATATACAGATTATCAAGAGCACCAGAAAGAAGAATATTCTATATTGATGTAGGTAATCTACCAAAAATTAAGGCAGAACAATACCTCAGAGACGTAATGATGAGGTATAGAAATAAGTTAGTATATAATGCTGACACTGGTGAGATTAGAGATGATAAGAAATATATGTCTATGTTGGAAGATTTCTGGCTTCCTAGAAGAGAAGGTGGTAGAGGAACTGAGATTACTACACTACCAGGTGGACAAAACTTAGGAGAAATTACAGATATTAAGTATTTCCAAGAGAAATTATACAAGGCACTTAATGTTCCTCCTACTAGAATAGGTGGAGATGGTGGTTTTAATTTAGGAAGATCATCAGAAATACTAAGAGATGAAGTTAAATTTAGTAAGTTTGTAGGTAGATTAAGGAAGAGATTCTCTAAGCTATTCCACGATATTCTCAAGACTCAATTGCTTCTTAAGAATGTAATTACCCCAGAAGATTGGGATGTTATGAGTGAGCATATTCAATATGACTTCCTCTATGATAACCATTTTGCAGAACTTAAAGAATCTGAATTAATGGCAGAAAGACTAACTATGGTAGCATCTGCTGAACCATATGTTGGTAGATTTTTCTCACAAGATTATCTAAGACGTAAGATTCTTCGTCAAACTGATGAGGAAATTATTGAACAAGATAAGTTAATGAAGAAAGAAATTGAGGATGGGGTAGTACCTGATCCAGCAATGATGATGGACCCAACTCAAGTAGAAGGTGAAACTTCTATGAATGGTGGTGCAATGGGAATGCCAGCAATGGACCCTGAAATAGAAGATAAAACCAAAACTAAGGTAGAAATGCCTAAAGGTGGTGAAATCTGATAAATAAACTGTAAGCATTTTAAAACAATGGATGAATTAATGGATATGATTACCAAAGACGATAGTCCTTCTGGTATCAGTGACGCTATTAAAGATGCTCTTTATGCAAAGTCAGCAGAAAAAATAGGTGCTCATAAAGATACTGTAGCAAATTCACTTTTTGGTTATGAACCAGAAACTGAAGATGAAAAGCAAGTTGCCAGAGAAGTAGATGGTTATGCTGATACTATTGCTGGAAGAGATAGAGAAGAATCTGAAGTAGAGTCTGAACCAGAGGGTGAAGAATAATTATAAATAAATAAAATGATTCTGTATAAAGAGAATGACGCTTAGGACAGTTGGAGCAGGAACTTCAATAACTACAGGTGCAGCATCTCAGCAGTCTATTCCAATATCTGGTAAATCTACTGCGATAAGAGTGGTTGCCACTGGACAAAATACACATGTCGCTATTGGAACTGAACCTGCTGCAGCTGTAACTGACTTTGTAGTACCAAAAGATAGTGCTGCTACTTTAGCATTTAGTAATACATCTGCTAAAATTAGTGGTATTACTACTGCTACTACTTACACTTATATTGATTTTCCTCAAGGAACATCATCTCCTTTTGCAGCAGGAGACTATGTAAGTTTAGATCTTGCTGATGGTAGTGCTCAAGACTATTATGAATTTACTCATAAAAGAGTAAAGCAAGTTTATAGTAGTGCTAGTGCTCCAAATTATGGTGCAGGAGAAAACTGGTTTAGTCAGAGAATAGTAGTTGAAAATGATTATGGAAGGAACATTAGTACTTCATTAAGTGATGATAATACTACTTTAAGGGGTTCCTTTAAAGTTGCTGCTAGAACTGATAGTGGTTCTGGTAAATTATACATTCAACAAGTTCAAATTGCAGGAGACGCATAAAATGAAACTCATTAGAGAAGAAATCGAATCTGTTGAATTTATAGTTGAAAACAGAGGCGGTAAAAAACAACTTTACATTGAAGGAGTTTTTCTTCAAGGAAACATAAAGAACAGAAATGGTCGTATGTATCCTATGGAGACACTTCGTAGAGAAGTTTCTCGTTATAATGAAAATCATGTAACATCAGGAAGAGCACTTGGAGAACTGGGACATCCAGAAGGTCCAACTGTTAATCTTGATAGAGTGTCCCACAAGATAGTATCACTTAAAGAAAGTGGTTCTAATTTTGTAGGAAAAGCAAAAATCCTTTCTACCCCTATGGGTAAAATTGCATCTTCATTAATAAGTGAAGGTGTAAAGTTAGGTGTTTCTTCAAGAGGTATTGGTTCACTGAAGCAAACTCGCGAAGGAATTAATGTTGTTGGTGAAGACTTTATGTTAGCAACAGCAGCAGATATAGTAGCTGATCCTTCAGCACCAGATGCATTTGTATCTGGAATTATGGAAGGAAAAGACTGGGTATGGGATGGAGGTATTCTTCGTGAGAAGTATGCTGAGAAAACATACAAAACAATCAACACTTTAGTTGATCAAAAGAAATTAGATGAACATAAGTTGAATCTATTTAATGATTTCTTATCAAACTTATAACTTATCTAAATAAATATAGTTTAATACTCGGATAATCAGAGGGTTTACCAATGTCTCGTGGAGATTTACAAGAAATGGAAGTAGGCACTAAGCAATCTAAGGGTCCTGTAACTGCAAATGCAAAGCCAGGCGACCCTATGCCAAAGTTAACTACTGGTGGCACACCAGCTAGTTATGAGGATCTTGGTGGTCCATCACCAGATAATTACAAGCCAGACAATGATTCTGCAAAGATCAAAGAACCTAAGATTAAAACGGTGAAAGATGTAGTTAACAAAGGTGCAAAACCTGCTGATCCAATGCCACAAGGTCTTA